ACACATCAATATAACTCCTTGCTCGATTTCAGAACCATGCACAAAGTCATGGGCCATCGCATAGGCAACCATTTGAAGTTTATAATCAGTTATCCACTCCGCACGTTTAGGCTTGTTAGATTGTTTAAAGTCTATTATACTATCACGCCCCATATAAATTCCAACTAGATCAGTTGCCCCAGCATACAGCCCAGGGTAGCTTACAACCACCTCAGAGCCCCATATTTCCTCTAAATCAGGTAAACCCTTGTCTATGATCGTTTTAGCCATAGAATGAGCTTCCTGACCCATCTCAGTAAGATCTAAGACCTCTTTTCCAAGTATATGACCCTCTAAAATACTATGCATTGCAGTGCCTCTATTAGCTGCCGTATTCTTGACACGATCTGCTTCTTCAGCGCCTACACGTGCCTTCCATTTAGCGATAGCATCTAGCTTATCTTGCGGCTGAGTAGCTGATAATATAGTTGTAACACTTGGTAATTTTTCGTGAGATACATCATAGATCCTCTCATCATTTACTAATGATCTTGTCGATGTAGGGTAAGTATATTTTTTATTCCATTTCATTTTTTAGGCTCGTATAAATATTTTCTCTCTATTAATTTCTCTAATCTTTTTTTATTAGAAAAAGCATACAATGCACCGGAATAGTTTTGAGGAAATATCTCCCAACAGACATCTTTATGACCTTCTAGTGCTAAATATATTTCTAACAAAAATTTATGTTTAGCAACTTTTATGTCTTTAACAATTCGTGCTTTTCTCATTTAAGATTTTTATTCTCTAAAATATTAACTCGAACCCATTCCTCACCATATTTTTTAAGGAATCGTTTAGCCATAGAACGTCTGGCCTTGTCTGACATAATTTTTAAATCAGATATTGGAACCGACTCACCACCCTCACTTAACATTTTAAAGTCAGGGACAAATCTTCTTTTGTAATCAGTGATTTGTGCTTCTAAAGAATCAATATACTCATTTAGTTCTGATATCTCCTCTTCATTTTTCTTCGCTTCTTCCATAAGCTTGTTACATTTTTTATGTAACTTTTCATTTCTAAATTCTAACGTACTTATTACATCATCTGCGTTAGTTATTTTTGGTTTAGTTGATACTTTCGGGTCCCTTAACTTCATTTTTTCCTTTCCTGTAGGTTTCTAAATCTACAATGTTGTCTTGGTTTTTTACTTTTAATTTTCTAGATGCGTAGTGTTCAATTATTTTTTGTACACCCTCTAGTTTTACATGTGCATATGGCCAAAGCAAACGTGCCACGTAATATGCATCTTGATGACTGCATCTCCAACGCCATTGTTTCTTCCAGCCGACAGTGTATGGTGTTTTGTATCTTTTTGGAGTTACAGTTCCTACACCTAAAACTTCACAAACCCACATCAAAACAGATTGATCAGTCATGGCAATTTCCATTCTTATCTGCCAGGTTGGATATGCTTTTTTATTATTAGCTCTCTTACGCATGTATTGTTTGTAAGAAATACTACCTTCACCGTCAAATAAACCGGCGATGTATGCTAAATCAGATTCGTTAATCATGATAATGCTTTGCGTTTATATTCTTGAATACTTAAAACATTTTCTAATTCAGCAATCTTTGAAGCTTGTTGTTTTATTTTGCCCTGTAAGATTCCTCTATGTATTTTAAACTCTTCAATCATTTTCTGTAGCTCCTCGACACTCGCTTCTCGCTTCGGTATCTCGCCCTGAGAATCACAGTAACTACATTGATAAACACTTAAACCGGATAGTACATACCCGTTGCCATTGCATACGGGACATATTTCTTTATCTAAGTTTGCCATTCAACTTCTCCACTTTCTCTTCGACTAATACCTTTACGACTTGTGCCCTGGACAATTTGGCATGTTTAGGTGCGAGATGTTTCGATAGTTTCGTTAATTTATTATAGCAGTCATGATCAATTGCTATACTTTTATATTTGCTTATATCTGTCATTTGTTATATCCTTTCACGATTATTTCTGACATATAGGATTTTATATAAAAATTACAACAGGAGTCAATGACTAAATTTATATTAGTTCTTTATTTATGCTCAATGGTTACGGGTCAATGTCCATCTAGCCATTATGCAGGTTTTCAATTTAACACACATTATGATTGTGTGATAAATGGTTATGGCCTTGCTCAGCAGACATTTAAAAGATTAACAGAAGATGAAGAGTTTGATGTAACTCTTCTTGAGACTAATAAAATGGTCGTTAAATTTGAATGTAAAGAATTGAATATTATTGTTCCGAAACCAAAGCCGAAGGTACCCGCTTAATTAGCGCGTACCATTCTTTTTTATATTTAAGATTTTTAGTTTTATTCCAGAGATTAGCTAACTTATCTAATTTATTTGTCAGTTCCCTTAAAGTCATATCGTCTAGTTCCTTTTTCGACAATTGCTTTTACTCCCGGTGCTTGAAGATCTAATTTAACCCCATAAGGCTTCCATGCTTTTTTCATTAAGTTAAGTTCTAGTATCAACACACCCCATTGTTTTGGTGAAATACCAGTTGCCTTTAATGTTAGTTTTTTTTCACTCATATCTTTCTCCTTTTATATCTATATAGGATATTTTAGGATTAATGTCAAGAGAGTAACCAATCCACTAATAAATGAATTCTATCTATTTCTGAGTTATTTTTAACGTCATGAAGTTTATTACTATTGTCTATTTCAAATATCTCACCTTCTTTTATATTTTTTTCTTCTCCTCCAACAGTAAATCTGACTTCATCATCAGTTATGATAGCTAAGTGAGTTCTATTTACTTTATCAAAATACGGATCATAATTATCTACGTGTGGAAAAATAATTGATCTCGACGGTAGATTAATTAACATTGCACTAGAAATAAAACCTTCGCCATATTTTTCTTTTAAAATATTAGATAATAAATCTAAATCTGTTTTGTATTTATCAGCTTCAGGCCAAAATTTTCTTTTATCTTTGTCTAAATTTCTTAGACCATCTTTATCCATTTCATTCCAAATTAATGGAATTGTTTTTGTACTATTATGAACTTGATAATTTTTTTGTCTGTAGTCGTATTTTTCCCAATCTTCTTTTGTGTATTTTAAAACTTTTTCTTTTAAGTTTTTAATATCATCATAATTTTTTACAAAAGTAAAATGTGTGTGTATATTTTTTATCATTGCTTTCTTCCTTGCCTGTTATATTTTTTATAAGAACGTTTAGCATGTTTATTAAGTTTTTTAGCGTGACGTCTAGGTCTTTTACGAGGTTTTGGTCTTGGTGTAAAATTTGTAAACTTACGCTTTGCCATCTTTATATTGTCTTAACCATTCTTTATCTCTTTCAGATAATTGTAGATACCTTATACTACCATTTACATGTTGTCTAGTATCAGATCCACAATTAGTGCATCTATAAAATTCAGAAACAATTGCAACTAAAATAGAGTCTTCATCACAATGTTGACAGTGCCCTGTAACGGTATCTATTCTACTAAATACTTTAAAAACTTTGTCGGACATTAGACCAAGTCTACTGCTTTCCCCGTAATGGGTTGATATTTTGTTTTCTTTGTTTCTTTATCTCTATATGCTCTCATATATTGAGCTCTTGGTTGAAACTCTACCCAACTTGCATGAATCCATCCGCTATTAGGTTCTCCCGGAGTATAGTATTCTAAAATGAGCTGATCTGGCTGACAGTTCATGTATACCCAATCAGCTACTTCAGCATTATCTACACCAATTACTTCGAAGTCTGCGGCCTCGGCTTTGGCATGCTGTGAATTTATAGAGCTACCAATAGCAACACAAAGCTCAGGGGAACGGTATCCGCTCGTTATTTTGACCCTCCCGAAGTGATCACGTACCGGCTGGAGAACTTGTTCACATAGTCTTTTTAATTTCTCTACTTGATCTGCATTAGGATTATTATCAATCCCTTTACGAATAGCTGTATCTGATTTGATTAGCTCTTGAAGACTAAAGTTCCGTGTTAAATTCATTTTTATTTCCTTTTCTAGTATATACTTTTTTTGATTGTATTACACGTGATTTATACTTAGGAGTTCTAAGTTCTTTTGCATAATTATTCGTAGGATTTTTTCTTTTTGTATGCTGCATCATGTCTTCCAAGTATCTTTATTATATGCCAAGTTCCATCTTCTTCAATTTTTACTTCTGCATTTACTTTATCACATGAAAATAAAAAACTTTCTGTTACTTTTCCTTCACCTTTTTCTGTTTTATATTTTTGTAAAGCTGCACGTTTTTCTTTTAAACAGTCTACCATATCGTCAGCGTGTCTATGGTCTACTAATTTTTTTTCTCCATCTTCTAATTCAAATATACATACAGCAAATACTACACCAGTTTCTGGTTTAGATGGAGATAGATCAACTAGTCCTTTTTGTTTTGCAACATCTGCTGCTTCATCAGCTTTGACTATGTTTACCAAAAAACCCATAGCAACAATTGCTATTAAAATTTGTAATATTTTCATCATATTATTTTTCTAATTCTGTAACCATATCTTGTCATAGGGTCTTCTTCAAGAATAACATTCTTTTTTTCACACTTAAAAACTACTCTATCACCACCACTGGTTTCCCTCATGGCTACTCTTTTTGATTTTAAGCAAGACATGATGTCAGGTTTATAAACCCATTCTATTGCTTTTCCATTTAAGTAAAGCATTAATGCTATTACTACTTGCTCCATTCGTCTTTATCTCCATTAATATATTTCATATCTCTATCCGCATCTTTTAAAGATTCAACATCTTCATTTAATTTTGTAACTTGTTCTTTTAAAAAATTAATATTGATAGAGTTATTTCTCATCGATTTTAATTCTGTTTCAATATCTTTTACTACACCACTCATATGTTCCATAAGCATAAAAAGCTCAGATTCTCCTGAAGATTGACCAAGTTCTCCTCTTGGATACTTTACTCTAAACTCACTATTAGCTTCTAGATCTTTTTCCATAAGCTCTAGTTTAGTGCTGTGCTTGTTGAGGGTTTCAATCACTCCGAAATAAGCCCACGTGCCGAGTGCGACGAGGGCGATCAACGAGGCAACCGTCTTCATCGGCATTTGCACAGATTGTTCCTCTCCAATTTTAAGCGCCATTAAATTACTCTTCGTCAATTATTTCTTGGTGTTCACACTTTTCACAAGTGCAAACACCATACTCATCTGCATGCAGATCATTATCTTCGCCACAATGACAAGGGTGATAACAATGTTTACACAAATCAGACATAAATTATTTAGTCCAAAGCCATTTTACTAATTTTTTCCAAGGCCAACAAATTATAGTCCAGGCCCATCCTAATATTTTTTTAATCATTTTTCTTCTCCTCTATTTCATAGAAAAACTTGTCGGTATCTTCTGTCCGCCATGCTTTACTATCTTCAACGTTCCACTCAGAGGTTTGCACTTTCCAGTCAGGAATACTGTCCTTTACAGTGAAAGAAGGTATGTCCCATATACATCTATTGTTAGGTTGTGCTGCAAAATTGCCGTCATCTAAGGCAATAATGTGTGCGCACTTATGTTCGTGCGGAATCTCTGAATGATCAGTGTCTAGTATATTACTTTCAGGATGTGCAAAGTCAACAGTAAATAAATATTTACCATGGTGCCATTTTTTATCTTTTCCTATGTATTTTCCTGCTTGACCGTCTAATATATCCCAACGATTAACAGCAGGATAGTAACTAAAACAATTCCAAAGCTGAAGTTCATCAAGTCGTCTTGTGGGCACTCCGGATGCATCAAATCCCTTTTGAATAAAAGCGCTAATAGGTAAGCGATAGAATATTGCACCGTTTTCCATAATAGCATGGAATAATATTGCACGACCTGTAAGAGCGCTAAGACCAAAGATGATACAATCTTCAACTTCTCCATGATGTTTTTTAAGATCATATAAATACTCCCTTCTTATTTGTGCATAAGTCGGTGGTACGTTTACGTTTAGATACGCCATAAAAACTCCTCATTTTACATCGCCCCAAGTTGGACCCTTCTCGTAGTCTACCTTGTTCTTTACTGCAAGTTTAACTGCATCTTGCATTATTGCAATAATTTTTTGTGCCTGATGTTCAGACTCAACAGATATATCAAGTTCATCATGTACTTGTATATGTGGTGTAATACCTTCTTCATACAAATCTAACATAGCTTGTTTAGTCATATCTGCCGCAGAACCCTGAATTAATTTATTTAAAGCTTTGTAAGTAAAGGCCCGTCTAATTCTATCTTCACCATACTTGCCCCTCGCTTCTTCATACGTCATGGGTGCCCTTAGTTCACCTGGAGCAAACCTTGCTTCTTCCCACTTATCAAATCTACAAACTCTACCGGCAATCGTTTGAATCTCACCATCTTTTTGAGCATCTCTCATTGTGGCATCCATAAGACCTTTTACAAAAGGAACACTGTCATGGTAGTTATTAAACAATTGGTCTGCATCTTCTTTGTTTTCCAAATCCAAAGACTGTTGAAGTTTTGCTTTACCCATACCATAAAACAAACCAAGGTTAATTGTCTTCGCTTGTTTTCTTTCTATGTTTGCAAGATTAGCAACCATTCTATGGAAATCCATTTTAGGGTCTTTATTAAATTTAGATACCATTTCTACAACAGACTCAGAATTTTTTAAGATAGGATGTTCTGCTGCGTAATGTAAAACTAATCTTGGTTCTTGTTGTGAATAGTCAAAACAGCCCCAATCACAATCTTGTTCAGGTATAAAAAGACCACGTACTGCAGGTCCTAACAAATTGTTTCTTGAAGGTATTTGTTGTAAGTTTGGATTAGAATATGAGAAACGTCCGGTTACAGTACCGCCTGCATCTGATCTTAACTGATTTATGTCAGCATGAATACGTCCATTGTGTTCATGTTTTAATATTGTATCTATAAAAGTTGTGTGTGCTTTGTTTAGTTCTCTTGCTTCTGCAATATTTTTTACAACTGGATTTTCGTGATTTTCTAGTGTAGCTTTTGTAAATGATGGTGAATTACTTTTTGCAGTTCTGGAATAAGGTAGTCCAAGTTTGTCAAAAACTTTGGCGATCGATCGTGCTGCCCATATTTGTGTTTCTACTCCTGTTACTTGTTTTACTTTTGCAAGGCATTGTGCTTCTCTTTTCTCTAATACACCTTTTAGTCGATGAGCTTTATCAACATCTACTCGAACGCCCTTAAATTTCATATCCACTAACAATGGAAATAGATTTGTTTCTAAATTAAATATTCTTTGTAGGCTTTGTTGTTTTATTTGTCCTGAAAATTTTTTAAATAATTCTAAAGTTAGTTCAGCATCTTTTTCTGCGTATGCTCCAACCATCGATGCAGGTAGTTTATACATTTCTGATTTTGCATCTATTCCAGCTTTATCTGCTGCATCTTGTAAAGCTTTCTCATCTTTAACTTTTCCTAACTCTAAAAAAGCCAATGAATTCAATGAGTAATACAGCCTATTTTCATCTAATACAGCGGCCATCATCATTGTATCAACAATGATTCCATTTATTTTTACTCCATATGATCGTAACCAGCATACGTCATACATTGCATTATGAAATATTTTAGGACACGGTAAAGCGCAGATATCTTTTACCCATTTCATTACAGCTTCTTTTGCAAAGAAGTTACCTTGTTCATGACCAAAAGAATAATATCCAGACCAACCATCTACTGCAACAGCTACTCCAATTATTGCACCATCACCTCTTATAGAACCTGAACCCATCTTTTTTAGGTTTGGATCTTTTGTCTCTAAGTCAATTGCTATATATTTGTAATTACTTAAATCTTTGAATTCCTCTGGTGAATTCCACATTTCTTCGTTAAATAAATTCTCCATAATCTCTTTCCAAAATCATTTCTAAATAATGTATTGCTTTTTTAATATCGTATTGTTTTCCTTTCCTCGAATGTCTGCAGATGTATTTTATAGCGTTACCTTCTGCAAAAAGCAACTTGTTTTGATTTATAAACTCAGCTGGCTGAATTTTAAAATCTTGGTAGTGATTTCCTTGAACCTGTTTGTCCAATGATTTATATGACATATCCTGTGCCCTCCTCTGATTGTAATAAATAAAGTCTTTGTTTAGTTCTTGTCACACCTACAAAAAATAATCTGTGTTCATTGTCTGGTGACTTTTCAAACTCACTTTCAATAAAATTACTTTGATATTCATCTGCACCAAAGTCTGTATATAAAACTACATTATCAGATTCTTTTCCTTTTGATCCATGTAGTGTCATTATTTTAATGTCAGCTTCTTTCAATAAATCATGATTATTTTTTATTAAGTGTTTCATAAATTGTTTTGTATCTTCATCAAAGTCAAGATGTTCCCAACTACCTTCAACAAGTAAACCATGATTTTGTTTTAGTTCTTCTAGTGTTACAGAATACACACCATCTAAAGTTTTACCGCTTGCAAACCCTCTTTTCAAATGTCCTAGTTTTACTTTTAAAAAAGAATACATAACTTTGACATCTTTTGAATCAATGCTTGCACCATTATTTAATCTTTTCCAAGTTGAATATGCTAACATGGAATTTTTATCTAGATACTTGTCACCTGTAAATTCGTATCTTAATCCCTGCATATACAAATGATCTCTTGCTTTTTCACAAAGCTTGTTAGTTCGACCAAGTATCATCCACTTACCTTTTGTAAAATCTATATCTTCTATTGAAGCGTTGTGATGTACTTCTCCTTCCTCGTCTCTCGGTTCCCAATTCTTTTCTCTACGTTCACCAAGTCTATTTAATATGTTTAAAGCTACTCGATGCACGCTCCTCGGTACTCGTCTCGATTTTATTTGTTCATCGATGGTCCCTTCTAGATTTATAAATGTAGACGCATCTGCACCTTGAAAACCATAAATAGTTTGATCGTCGTCTCCTGCAATGTATGATCTTGTAGCTAATTTCTCCAGTTCAAAAAACATATCCCACTGTAATGCGTTTAAATCCTGAGCTTCGTCTAAAAAGATAACATCGTAAAAACTATCTTTAGTTTTTATTTTATCCGTAAATAAACCAATCATGTCATAAAATTCTATGATTCCAGTATCTTTTTTATATTGAGTCAACGCCTCATCTATTTTTTCTGCAACACCAATATCTGCCCAACCTGCCATACCTCTTTGTATTGCAGCTTCATTGATAGAAATTTTTTTATTCTTAGCATAGTCTCTTGTAGTTAGTATTGGATCTTTAAATCTAACTTTACCTGTAATAGGATCAATACTCATATCAGTATTTAATCTGGCTGCCATCGGTTCATAGAGTTTAAATTGATTCCATTGACTATTACCTTTTAATAGTTTTGCATTTACATCTATGTTTAGTTCTCTTACACCCAATGCATGCATAGTTCCTATGTAACCAAGTTTTTCTTTTGGAAATAATTCTTCAAACCTTTCTGTTGCTTCTTCTGCAGCTGACTTACTAAAAGTAATATAACAAATCTTTTTAGGATCAATTTTATTTTCTTTTATTTCTTTGGTCATATAGTGATTTAATAATCTATATGTCTTACCAGTTCCTGGAGGTCCTGGTATTACTGTTCTATTTTTCTTTTCCACGCTGGTTCCTGACTTTCATATTTTGCTTTCTCTGGTTCGACAGATATAATCTTTAACATCTTAAAACAACGAACTGTCTTACCGTTTATTTTTGGATAATCTTCTGTAATATTTAGTAAAGTTTGTAGCTTTTGTACAACAACATGTTTTGGATATCTTTTGTCGGGCCATTTATTTTTTAATAAATGTCTCCAAAAATCTTTCATTTTAAAATAACTATAAATATCATCACTATACGCAACACCTCTTTGAATATCATTTATATCTTTACCCCTAACTTTGTTTACAAAATCTTCTATGTATTCTTTTAACTGATTATCAACTTTAAGATCTTCTGTAGGCTTAATATCTGTTTCTTGTTTTTCTTCTAAAAGTTTTATTAACATCTTACGCCATATAATTTTTGCTGTAGGCATTTGTGGTTTACCTATTTGTTCTAGACAGGCCATAGAAAATTTATCTGGATCATGAAGAACTGCAGTGTCAGTTATTACTGTTTGTCCATCTATGTCACAAAAAAATAATGGTGGATCTGAATTATATTTTCTTATTTGAGATATAGTTTGAACGGGTGCATCTTCATCCCCCACACCAAATTTTTTTGTTATACATTTCTTAGGATCACAAAAAGATGATATAGGTTCATTTTTACATCTATAAAAATACTCTTTGCTTTCCAATGACTCTTGAGTCTTTACAATTTCCTCACCATCAATAGGTGGTTTAAAATATTTAAAGTTGTAGTGATTCATTTTCTTTTTCCACAAACCACCTTCAGAAAATCTTTTTTTTAAATAAACACCTAAATTGTACATGGTTTCGTTTCTAATACCTTCTCCGACACCATCAGATAAAAGTGTAACTAAACATGGTGGCATTTCATAAAAGTCATCTTCTTCTTTTTCTTTTAATTCTAATTTTTTAAATTGATCTACTGTTAAAACAATTTTGTCGTAGTGATCAAAAAATTTTTGAATATCTAAAATTGGATTACCATTACTATCAAATGCGTATCTAACAGTGTTGTCTAGATTGTGATAAGGTAAGTTTAAAAAACTACCAACATCACCACGTTCAATATTTATTTTTTCTTGTTTTGGAAATATCTCTGCTTTTGCATGACCAATTGCTGCTGCGTATGTTTTTAATTTATCTCTCATCATGGCTGCAGGAACTGGTTCTTTTGTAAATAAAAATAAATGTGCACCACCAGATTTTGATCTAAACACTATTAGTGGTATCTTTTTCTTTTTAAGGTCTTGCACTATTTGTTTGTGATCTAAAGGATATACATCCCAATCAATACAACCCCAAATACAAGTGCTATCTCTTCTTATTGGAATAATACCTAATGCAGGATCAGTACCATTTAAATGGTCTTGCCACATCTTGTCTGTAGGTGGTTCTGAAATTGTTTTAGACCTAGTAACATTTTTACCTTTTGAAGATATTTCCCCTGTTTTACGTGTTTCACCATGGGCTATATCTAAGCCTTCAAATATACTTTTAAATTTTTTTAATACGTCTGTCATATCCTGTCCTAACATGGGCGCCTCGAGTCTCCCTTTGGCGCCCACTATTCACACTATTTACCGGCGAATGAGTTGTGAAACTTTTTCGCTCTTTCGTAGAGTGATGCATTATCAACCATGGCACCTCTTACGACATTGAAGCCATACCATTGGTTTCCTTTACCACTGTTAAGTACAGAAGACAGGACGTATTTATGACTGTAAGTAGCAGGAGTGAAAGGACCATTTTTGCCTTCAAGTGTAATTGAAGCCATCATTGAATTCCATTTTCTACTCACTTTACCTTGAGAAGAACTCATAGAGATTAAAGCAGGTTCTGTAATCTCACCATCAACAATCAAAACAAAATGTTGACCGACTGTGAGAATGTAGTTTCCATTCTCGAGACGATCTTTTCCTGATTGATCTTTAGTAGTCTTACTAAGTATGTCCGAACTTGCATCAAAGATGTTTTCCGGTCTACCTGAACCTGTACCAAAATCTGCCCACTCTTGAAATTCAAGTTTGTAATAGCAGGGTACAACCTCTATTCCTTTAGCACCGTCGTAAACTTTTTTAGTTACGGTGTTTAAGAACATACCTGGTTCAGCACCTTCTACGTAATTTTGATTACGCTTCTGAGCTTCTCCAGATCCGTTTTGTAAAAGTTTAAGAATTGGTAAAGCCAGATTTTCTGTCTTTACATTCTCTAAACCCTTAGCTGCATCTGCTTCAAATAAAATATCTGAAGGCAGATTCTCTTTTTTTATAGTCACTTGTTTCTCGTTACTAGTTTCCATAGTTATCTCCTTTTTATTTTTGTACTGTTACCCGCGTAGATTTTAAAAATGTCAGAAGGCATCTCAAGATTATTCTCAAGACGCTCTCTGACTAGCGCTTTCAGAGTCACAGCATGAACCGTTTCGCGCTGCATTGGTTCAAAGCCTTGACCCTTCGCAAGTTCTGCATATTGCAGAGCCTTGTTATCTTCGTCCCGACCAAAGGTAACGGTAATATCATTTTTGATAATATCACCTAGGCCGTTATCTCGAAGCCATTTAAAAGCTTTTGCTTTTCTATCAAAGAAATCAGAATCTGTCTCTCCTCTTCCTTGTGATATTGATGCATAATAAAATGGTTTTACTTCTACTGATTCACCATCTTTAAGCTTTAATTTTGTAATATTCATTTCTTGCATCATCTTAGGTATTTCTACTTCAGATAATACTTTTGCTTTTTCTTTTAATTTTGAAATACTATTTTCTGCATTAGAAATTTCGTCTTCAATACTTTTTAATTCAATAACTTTATTTGACAGAGAAGCTGCGGCATCTATTTGATTTACAGATTCTAGTCTATCATCTTCATAATTAATCGTCATACAATTCCTTTCGTAAATTGTATATAATCCTAGACTTTTCTTTTGTCAATACTATTTTTTAAATAAATCTATTTCTATTGGGTAGTAAGTTTTTTCTTGTCTATCCCATTTTAAAAATTTAAACTTTCCATTTGTCATATCAGAAACAACTGCACAAATAACACCAATAGTTGCAGGGTCACCAGATAATAAAAGGTAGTCTTCAGATGTAAAGTCTTTTAGAAGCGTTCTAAGTTTCTGAATTAATGGACCAGGTGAAAGTATCATTTGAGAATACATGGGTAATAGAGTTTTAATATCTCCATACTTAGCTGCACCCATAACATTATATTTAGGTTTGCCGGTTTCTCTATCGACAGGTATTTCTTGAGTTAAATAAACTTTCGCCATTGACTTTCTCTTTTAGTTGTATATATATTTTTTTAAAAAGAAAGCAATGATTATATCACATAAACATAAATTAATCTTTATAAAACCACTTAAAGTAGCTGGTACTTCTTTTGAACTAGCTTTAAGAGATTATTGTGGTCCAGAAGATATAATTACAACTTGTACTCCAGATGATGAACAAATTAGTCAAGAACGAAATAAGGTTCATTATCAAAATGAAAACAATGGAGTTAAATATTTTGATCACATTTTGGGATTAGATATCGACCATTCAGTAGCTAATAATATAATGAATAATGATTGTTATCAATCTTTCGGAAAGTTTATTCGTGTATTTGAAGCAAATAGTCAGAGATACTATAATCACATAGAAGCTAGAAAAATTAAAAAAAGAATAGGAGAAGATATTTTTAATTCATATACTAAAGTTTCAATTATTAGACATCCAATTGATTATCTTATATCCAACTATTATTTTTTTGAAGCAGATTTAGTGGGTCAAGATTTTAGGGATTATGCATTGAATTCTCCTATAAAAGATTGGGATAAATTTTACGAAATAAATGGTGAATATGTAATAGATCATATGATTAGATATGAAAATATGAAAGCAGATATAAAAGCTTTAGAAGAAAAAATTCCAGGAATTCAAGGTTTAGCTGAAAGAATGAAAACTTTTAAATCAAAATCATACAGAGTTGAAGCTTCAGAAAAAGTCCCTGGAAAAAGACAAAGACCTAAAAATGCGACTGTGGAATTATTTACAAAAAATTTTCCACGAGCATGTGAACTTTGTATGGAAAAATACGACAAATACTGTAAAAAATTTAATTATAAATAGTTGACAAATATCCTAATGTATCCTATTTTATACTTAGAAAGTATAAAATATTATGTTCTATAAATTTAAAACAAAGCCTTTTGCGCATCAGCTTAAAGCTTTAGAAATGTCTTGGGATAAAGAAGTATATGCGTATTTTATGGAAATGGGTACGGGTAAATCAAAAGTATTAATTGATAATGTATCTATGCTTTATGACAAAGGCGATATAAATGGTTTGCTTTTGATTGCACCTAAAGGTGTATACAAAAACTGGTACGACTCTGAAATACCTACACACATGGTAGATCATATTGAAAAGAAATCTGTTCTTTGGACTGCATCACATACCAAACCAAAACTAAAAGAATTAAATACTTTGTTTGAAACAGGAACTGATCTACATATTTTAATTATGAACGTAGAAGCGTTCTCTACTAAAAAAGGTTTAGATTTCGCTGCTAAGTTTTTAGCATCTCATAAATCTATGATTGCTATTGATGAAGCTACAACTATAAAAAATCCATCTGCTAAAAGAACTAAAAACATTTTAAAGATTGCAAAAGATTCTAAGTACAGAAGAATACTTACAGGTTCACCTATTACAAAATCACCGTTAGATCTATATTCTCAGTGTGAGTTTTTAGATACAAATCTTTTAGGTCATCATTCTTTTTATACATTTAGAGCAAGGTACGCTGTAATGCGTAATATGAATTTAGGTGCTAGAACAGTTCAAGTTGTAGTTGGATATAGAAATCTTGGTGAGCTGTCTGATAAACTTAAACCTTTTTCTTACAGAGTTTTAAAAGAAGATTGCTTAGACTTACCTAAAAAGACCTGGATGAAACGTACAGTTTCTTTAACTCCTGAACAAGAGAAGGTTTATAAAGAAATGAAGCAAACTGCATTAGCACATTTAGATGGCAAAGTTTTGACTACAAACACAGTCTTGACGCAATTGATGCGTTTACATCAAATTACTTGTGGTCATTTTGTGGCTGATGATGGGTCAACAAAAGATTTACCTTGTAAAAGAGTTGATGAACTTTTAGATATTATAGAACAAGTGGAAGGTAAGGTTGTGATATGGGCTCAGTATCAAAGAGATATTAACAAAATTATAAATGCTATATCAAAAGAATATGGTGATGATAGTTATGTTGATTATTATGGATTAACTCCTCAAGAAAAAAGACAAGACAATATAAAGAAGTTTCAAGAAGATGACAAGTGTAGATTTTTTATAGGTACGACACAAACCGGCGGATATGGTATCACATTAACTGCTGCAAGTACAATGATTTATTTTTCTAATGGTTATGATTTAGAAAAGAGACAACAATCAGAAGCGCGTATAGATCGTATTGGTCAAACTAAACCTATGACTTATATTGATATTATTTCTGAAGATACAGTTGATGACAGAATAGTTTTAGCTTTGCGTAAAAAACAAAACATTGCTAGTCAAATTATGGGTGAAGAAATTAAATCTTGGATTTAAAGAAGTTTGTCTACTAAACTAATTATTACAAAAGCCGCTGTTCCAATTAAAAGTCTTTCAATCCTAACTATTTGAGATTTTAATTCTTTTATTTGATCAAACGTTTGTTTTTGCATAATTCTACAAAGCTTTTCGTGATCTTCTATTTTTTGTAATGCAGATTTTTTAGGCATTGTTTATTCCTCTCGATTTTAATCTTATTTGTTTTTCTTCAGGTGATAAATAAACCTCTTCCATTCTTGTTAAACCAGATGCTAACATGTTATTTTGTTGTACCGGTGTTTTAAACATACCAGCATTAGGCATAGGTGTAGGTGGTAACATTGAAGACTGTTGGTTTTTAGGGTTCATTTGAGGTAAATAATTGTCAATACTTAAACTAAAAGGTTCATTTAAATTTTGATTATATAAATCATCAATAATTCTATTTATGATTGGTTCTGCCCCTGGATATGGATTTGGAACCCCGGTATCTTCAGCAATTGTTTCAAATCTTCTAAGAATGTTGTCACCAGGTTCAAAAGGTTTAAATTCTCCATCCAATAATCTACTTAATGTTTTTGTAGATATACCTCTTTCATCAAATACTTCATATAGTTCATCTTCACTTAAACCTAAAGTTTGAGCAGCATTTAATATTTGTTTCATCTCTCTTTGAGTTTCAAACAATTGTTTGTTAGCAACAAAAAATCTTTCAATAACATCTTGTGGAGTTTTTCTTTCACCACTTAAAACACCGAACTTACCTCCAGTAAAATTCCTTCTGTCTGCAGATTGATCTGTTTGAAATTTGTATAAATAATAACCAAGACTTTTCTTTGGATCAATTTTAATTGGTCTCATGCCAAATATACCTGCAACCTCTGGAACTATTTCATAAATGTCACCACTTGGTCCAGGTTCTCCAGTAATAGCTTTTACAGTTCTTTCAAAAGGTTGAGTTGTAGGCATCAATGTATTTGCCAAGTGAGTAGTAATAATTTGGTACTTCTCATTATCAGGTGTTCTTTCGTTATATAATACTTTACCGTCTCTGGTTCTACCACCTCTAGATAGTATATCCATAAATGCTTCGGTAAAAATAGATTCTGAAACAAAAGGTTCAGCTTGTTGACCTAATGATTTAATTAAACCTTCAGTAAAACCTTTTATTAAAACATCTTCATCCTCTATACCTCTTTGAATACTGTTTAAAACTGTTTGAAATGGACGAGTAAGAGTATCATAGACATTGTTTCTACTCCAATCTATGTAATAAAACTCATCATCAATAGGATCTTTTATAATTATTTTTTGAGAGTCAACAGCCCATGGAGCAACAAAATAATTTACTGCGTCTGCTTCTTCATCAGAAACTCCAAAAATAGCTTTAGAGCCTTCTACGATTGCAAGAGGTAAAGCCGCTGTTGCAAAAGTCATACCTGCTAATCTTTTCATTCCTATTCCTCTTGTAACAGGATCTTTTAATTCTTTTAGTCCTTGTCTAAATACACCGTATCCAGTTCTCCATATTTCAGAAGGCCAAGACATAAAGTTTCCAAAAGGTGACATCCTCGCTGCTCGTACAATTTGCCCGACTCTACCATAATTAGGTACTGTATTCTTTACAATATCAGCAGCTCTTTCTTTTAATTCAACTATCATATTTGGTCCGACTTTCATTCCAGACTTTTCGTATGCTTTAATTAATCTTTCTAGTTCTACTTCGAAATTATATATTTTCCAAAAATCATCTTCAGCTACGTATGCATCTTGCATAAATCTACCAACACCTTTAACACCTTTACTTACGTTTTTACCTAGAGAGTTTAACATTGGAAATAAAACACTATCTGTTGCAATATTTCCTTCCCCAAATCTTACGTCTTTCATAAGATTTTTTAAATCACCCATTCTAACGTTTGTATTTACAATACCTAGATCTAAGTATTCTCTGTACTTAGCCATTGCTTCAGGTTCTCTTAACCCTACTTGAACTACTTTTCTAGCATTGTTCATAGCTTTTGCTATTAGTCTTGGGTCTGTAAGTATTGTCCCATTACCAACAGCAAACACTCCTGAACTTAAAAAGTTTCTTATATGTGTTGGAACCGATAAAATTGTTTTTGCAAATTGTGCACCAGCTTTTGGTGTAAGTAATAAATTTCTCCACAACCAAGAAAATGTTTTACCTAAAGGACCACCTGTTTCACCTCTCATAAAATTTTGAAGTTGAGAGACTGATTCAAAACCTTCTGCTATTTCTTTAGTTGTGTATATATTTTCATCTGGAAAATATTTTTGTAAATTTTCAGGTAATTTTACAATTGTTGAATTAGGACCAAAAGCTTCTTTGGCTGCGATAGGTGTAGCATGAAAAAAACCTCTTTGTCCATAAGGTGTTGCAGAGTTTGCTGCTGCTTTTATAGCTTTATCTGCATTCAACATTTCTTCAAACATTTGTCCTCTACGTGTTATGATAGATAAACGAGACATTGTTTCATAAATTGAGTGACGAGCGTCTTCTATTTCACCAAACAATTCTCTAAATGCTTTACTTCCTTTACCTATAACTTCAAAAGATTTTTTACCATCAGGTAAATTTTTTTCTAATGTTTGACTAAATGTTTTTAGATTATATGCATCATCAGCCCCTTTTGTTAAATTTGGATAACGAAAAGTTGGCAAAGTATCTTTTTTAGGATCCATTTTAGAAACAGATTTTATAATGTCGTTTACATAACCTTCAGCCATTTCAGGAGTAATTGGCTGTCCACTTCTTGCAGCGTATCTCATAAAAATTTCTTTGACTTTTTCTACGGATTCTCTGGTTGGTTTATAAGATTGAAGAAAACCTGCATTAGGATTATCAAAAATTTCAAAAGTATTTGATAAAGAACTTCTAACTCTATTACCTAATAACTTAGACAGCTCCCCTGTTAAATTTGAAGGAAGATCTATTACAGCAGGAGTTCCAGATGCTTGTTCAATTAAGTTAACAAAATAATCTCTACTTCTTTCTAAACCAGTCATAACAGTTTTAATTCCTTCTGGTTTAGCTCCTGCTTTACTCATTATCTCAACAATCTCCATTCTTAAATTTGGATCTAATCCTTTAGTCAATGGGCCAGAAAATAAAGTTTGATCTAATACTTTTAAAAACTCTTTTCTTTCTTTTTTATTTGCTTGAAATAAAAACTTTTTTGTTTCTGGAAAAATTGTATCTATTTCTTTGTCTATTCTTTTAACTTGTTCCATAGCAAAATTTATGTCAGCCATTTTTCTAGTAGATTCAGTTTCTTTTGCTAAAGCTTGTTCTACTGGTTTAGCGCCTCTAAATCTAAATACTGATGCAAATTTGTCTACAGCTCTTTCTATAGCAGAGTCGCTATATGTTAACTCTTTTCCTTTTTTAGCCAAGGCTGCAATTGTTTTTCCCGCACCATATACAAAAGGTGTTACTGCTAAAGATTCAGTCCCAAACTTTAATCTGTTCAATAATTTTCGACTTGCATCTTCCGAACCTTCTGTTTCAAATCTATCTAGTTTTGTGGGACCTGCTTCAAACAAATCACCAAAAGACCCTATTCTTTCTACGTCTGCTACTAAAGTTTCACCACCAGCACCTCCAACTACAATAGTTCCAAATTTTTGTCTTCCAGTTAATTCATTTAATTTTTTAGCTTGTTTCAATCCGTTTTGAACATTAGATGCAGAGGAATTTAAAAGAGCACCAGCTTTTTTTGCATTTAAAGCTTTAGTAGCTATTTTAGTTGCAGCTTTTGCACCAATTGTTCCAGGAACCCCTATTTGAACTAAAGCTTCAGTTAATCTTCCTATTGCTCTTTCTTCTGAAGCTGCTTCAAATGGATTTAATTTTTCAAAAAACATTTCTATGTCAGCTGCTGTGTTTGTATCAAAACCTAAATCAATTAATTCTGCCCCTAATGATATAATACCTTCAGGAACTTTTATCATACCAGACGCGATACCAGTCATGGCTGATTCTATATTACTTAGTTTTTGATTGTTTTCAGCTTCGGGTTTTAATTCATCACCTGGTAAAAAAAATCTTCCAAATGAGAGCCCTGTTAAAATAGTATCTCTTCTTAAATTAGATCTTTCGTTATCTTCTTTTTTTTCTTCTTTTTTATTTTGATTTATAAAATCACTGTAAGAGACCATTTCATCTCCTACTCAGATTGAATTTCATTAAAATTGATATCGTAAATTTTAACGTCATCACCTTTTCTTAAAACATATGCAGATCCTGGTATTGTTATCATAAGAGGTCTTTCACCTTCGGGTGAAGTTGGATCAGGTATCATAACACCATCTTCTGCTATGTATAAAACATAATTATCTAATTCTGTTCCAGGTTCGTATACATCTACAGTAGCTATATCCATATTTGCAGCTCGGGCTTTATCAAAGTGAAACTGTTTTATTCTTTGCATTTGATTATTTGCTAAAGCGGCTTCTATTTGTCTTTTATCACCAGTTGGATTTACCATTGCAAATTGTTGAGTAGCCTCTTCTGTTATTTCTTTTCCAGTTTTATAAAAGTAAAAACTTCTTTTAAAATCTTCAGAAAGACTTCCATCTTCATTGTAAGGAGACATACCTCTAGCTTCTAAATCTTCTTTTACATATTCAAAGTCTATTTGATTAGCTGTTCTATTATCATCTGCTCCACCAAATTGTTCATCTATTTTCTTTTTTGCTTCATATATTCTAAGTTCTTTTTCCTCATCTGCTTTTCTAGCTTCTCCAGTATCAAAAAGTTTTCTTTGTCTATTTTTTTCTGCCATAGCTTGTTCTAAAGCTAGTGATTGTAAACCCTGATCGTATTTTCTTCTCTCATCTGTTTCTGAAAATAGTTGTTCTAATGGATTACCACTAGCGGCATTTATAATTCTTTGTAGTGCAGTAGTTCCCGGTTGTGGTTTGTTTCCTATTTGACCTGCTGCTCTAGAAATATATCTAAGCATCCTATCATCTTTTTGTTGTGGAAGAGACCCTTTAAGCATTTCATATTGTTTTAAAACGTCTTCTGAAGTTATTCCACCGACATCATAATTTGATCTTTGAGTAAGACCACCTTTTCTAAACATTGGTCTTTTTAAAATATTTTGCATTATCTGATGCTCCCAAATATTCCACCTAAAGTACCGCCAAGTTTTAATGCTGATTCAAGTGGACTTAATTGAGCTGAACTCATACTAGTTCCTAATGGTGAAATAGGACCAGACATTCCGGAAGATGCTAAAGAACCTAGACCAGCACCTAAATAGCTTGATCTTTCATACGGTTCATAAGCTTTTAATCTTTCACCTTGTCTCTGTGCATCTTCAACAGCTTGCCTATACGCAAGATCTCCAGAACCTAAAGCAGACATACCAGCAATAGTTTGTCCTTCTAATGCAGGTGTCAAAGTTGCAAGTTGTGATTGCTCACCAAAAGCTTTACCGGCAGCCGTTTGCGCTTGTCCATAAGCCTGTCCTAAAAGTTGAGCTTGAAGTGCAGCTCTATTTCTATCTGATTCTGTTTGGTACTGTGCTCTTTCAACACCTTCTCTACCACCACCAAAAGCTCCTGCAGTTACTGCTCTGTCAGCAATACCTTGCATTCCTCTTTGAGATTGTAAATCATATTCATTTAAAGTTACATCAATCACATCTTGTTGATATGGTGACATAAATTGTTTGTAAGCATCGGGACCAGAATACTGAGCAGCTCTTTCTAAATAAGGTTCAAAAGACATAACACCTGTTCCAGCGCCAATACTTTTAATACCACCTGTTGTAGGGTCGTAAGTAATAGCTCCTAACCCAGCTCTTCTAGCTGCTTCTTGTTCTGCAGCCATTTGAAATTCTGATTTTCTTTGTACTTCAGGTGCGAATTTAGATGTATCTGTAGGTGTTTTTACTAAATCAACAATTCCGCCTAAATAACCTTTTTGTGCTGCTTCTAAAGCTGGTGAATTTGCTACTGCCATTATACTTTTGCCTCCAATTCTTTCATCATTTTATACATTCTTTGAGCGCCTTTGTCTACGCTCCCGCCACCTGCTGCTCGCACCGCGTCAGCAGTAAACACAAACTCGTTGTTTGATAACATCGCAGGGATATCATCAGCTTTTTCTTTGACACCAACTGGTGGTATAAAACCACCTGTTTCTCTCATATCTAATTCTTTCACACCTTTAGGATTTATATTTATATCTAAATCTTCAATCATCGAAGCTTGTTCTACTTTATCGTCAGAACCGTAAGCACGATTTACTCTATCAAAGTTTGCGTCTCTTAAAGCCATAGCTATTAATTTGCCTAATCCACCGTCGTCTTCTTTTTGCATCATAGGAAGTGTTATATCTTCTGCAGTAACTGTGTTGCTAATTGTTCTGGGTAAAAATTTGGGTAATGCTTTTCCTTTACCACTTCCCATACCACCTTTAAATTTATCTTTAAAAAGTTGTAAAACAATTTCTGGATCAAGTCCTTTACCCAAAGGTTTTGGCCTTCCTTCAATAGGACCAATAACAGCGCTTTTTTTAAATTTATCTTTCATACTACCTAAAAAATAATTCTCTCTTGGAACACTCATTATTCCACCAGATGCTGCTGTGTCTCTTCTATACTCTGGGGTATTATCATATACAAATTGCTCGATTTCTTCTTCTGTAAATGGATTATTAGGAACATCTCTTCTAAAATTTTGTGGACCATATAACCTTAAATAGCTTTCCACATCTGCTTTTCTTTCAGCTAAATATTTGTCGTAAGGATCTTCTTCTTTTTCTCCAGGGAAAAATTTTTCTTTTATGTATGTTCCTAACATTAATGTTGGAATTATTTTTTTAGGATCAGATATAAAATCTGTAATGTCGCTAAATTGAAATTCTTTGTCATCACCAAGAACATATTCTAAACTTTTATCTTTTACCTTACCGCCTAAATTTCTAATGCTATCCATAATACCACCTGATTTTTTCATACCAGGATAAACATCATCAGCGGTACCAGCTTGCTCTAGGATTTCATTAGCAGCATTTTTACCACCGCCTTTAAATATACTTGTGATTCCACTCATGGCATCACTACCTAAAGCTTTAGCACCTTCAAAACCTTTTCCAAAATAATCTCCTGTGCCAGGTATTTTACCAGCGGCGTATCCAAATGCACCTGTTGCTGCAGCTTGTTTTAGTGCATCACTAATACTTCCACGTTGGTCAAACCTACCAATACCACGCATTGCGGCTGCGATACCTGGGTTGAAAGGTGCAACGAATGGAGCGGCTTTTACGGCAACATCTGCTAATTCATTAGGAATTAAATTCCTAATGGTTTTCTTCATCTTCTCACCACTTTTGAATTCGTTAGGAATTATGTCGTCTACAAACTTATCTTTTAAATCTTTTAAAAATCCCATATTAATTCAACTCTTGTTTTTCCTCTTTAGGTTTTTGTTTTTTTTGTTGTTCTTTAAAATGTTCTACCATTTTAATGAATTCAGTTAATGGGTATTGATGAACATAATTACCATCAGTTTGACCTACATTAAAATTAATATTACACCATAAATCTTCACCAGCTTCTTTTCTTAGTCTACTAAAAAATTTATAACCTGTTCCTTTAAAATAAAATTCATCGCCTAAAGCAGGTAAAGTAAAATAAAAAGATTTTTCTTCTTCAAAATCATCACCTTCTTTTTGAGAATTTTTAAAATATATTTTATCAAAAATTTTTTCGTTTTCTTCAAAAACTTCTCTTTTAATTTTAACAAAACCTAAAAACAAAGAATTAACTTTTAGTAAGTTTGCGTCACCTGGCATTGTTTCTTTTTTTTCTAGATCTAGTTCTATTTCTAATCTAGGAACTTGATCATACTCAGCAGTTTTACACGAACCACCTAAAATTCTTTGAGCTTCATATTTTGTAAGCATGTTCACAACAGTTTTTGGATTAAATAGAATATTTGAGTTTATGAAAACAAAATCAGTAAAATCTTTGTCTTCTAAAAAAACATGAACAGCTTTGTTTAAGTTATAGTTTAATACATTATTATTTTCTATAAAAGCATGTTCAGCGTGAATGTCTTCTTTTTTTAAAAGTTGAATTGTGTTTATTAAGGAAGTGACAAATCTTCCATCTAAATTTAATTGATTGTAGCAGGGACTAATTATAGCTATTTTTCTCATTTTTCTCCTAGTTTATATTGATAACATTATAATTAAATGTTCTCAATGGTTTATTTGAAGAAAGAATGTAACGTAATCTTTGTATTTTCATTCTTTCGTGTATCATGAAAAGCCCCTGATTTAATAAGGGGCTCATCATAAATTCTGTTAAAGATTAGTTAGTTGTTGATTTTAACTTTTCAATCTCTTCTTGTTGCTCTTTTAAAGCCTGTACAAGTATTGGTAATAACTTGCCATATGACGCTTCTAAAGCTTCAGGATTAGATTTGTAAACTATATCTAAGTGTTCCTGTATACCATGTTTATTTTGAGCATCATCTAAGTCTTGAGCTAAGAATCCCATATCATGTTCTCTAGACTTAAAGCCATCTCTTCTATTCCAATCAAACTTCACTGGTTTTAGATCTTTGATGAAAGCACTAGCATTTGAAATTGGTTCAATATTAGTTTTATCTCTAGCATCTGATAAAGCTGTAATTGTAGTTACATTACATCTTAAAGCTGCGATAGAACTATTTCCTAAAGTAATTTCGTTGTTTACACCATTTGATGATGCTGTTGCGTCAGCTCCAATAATTATACAGTTTTGATGTCTATGAGATCCTATAGCGCCACTATTTATATCAGAACCAATAAATACGTTTTTAAATGTAGCAAAAGCACCTGTAGTAGGACCATAAAATATATTTTGATCTGCGGAACCGATAAACACATTTTTGTCAGCATCAGATACATTACCTGCACCAAAAACATTTGGTTTAAATAGCCAGTTTTTACCTATAATTGTGTTATTAGAAGCTAAGTTGTGAAACTCGTTGTTTCGGCCAATCATGACATTATCTATTGTTCCATAACCACCCGGACTCATAGAATTCATAAAAGTTCTCATCTGGTTGTTGCTTCCTACAACTGTGTTATCTATAATTTGAACTCTATAACCACTACGATCCAATCTTGTTCCTGCAACGTAATTGTAATCTCTAATATTAGCATCGCAATTGTTACGACCTATTACAGTGTTACCAAGTTCTTCCACCATATTAGAGTATCCTGGAATTGGTGCTGCTCCGCTGTTCCACTCCCACTGGAAAGACATGTTGGAAGTTCCAACTATTGTATTATTAGCCTGTCTATAACCTCTAAAAGCGCACACATTATTTCTATCTGGCAGAATTTGAGTTTTATATCCTCCTACATTATATCCGCCGATATTATCATAATAGCTATTATTACCATTACCGTGTCCTACAATAGTATTATCTGTAATAACTCCAGCATATCCTCTGGTTTGATTTGTTTGTCTGAATGCGTACATGTAGTTACCATTTCCAAAAACTGTATTTCTTCTAGCACTTTGGATAGAACCATAATCACCTGCTTTTAGAACGTAGTCTAAGTTAGCATCAACTACAGAACCATAAAATTGGTTACCTACAATACAGTTACCACCAAATGATCCTGCTCTATATCCAGATGGAAGTCTTTGGTTTCCAAGACCTTCTAAAATAAAACTTCCTATAACTATGTTAGGAGCGTAGAGATCCATTCCCCAAGTGTCATAACCACTTGCTGAGTTTTCATTAGTTCCATTTGGAAAACCTACTGATCCAATATCATGACCAATAATTATAGATCCATGCAAACCTCTAGCTTTATCCATGAAAGATCCTTCGTATCTATTTACTCTCATTGAAGTAATAACGTTATTTGGTTGAGAATCTTTTACGTTTGGTGTTACTAATGTAATGTTGTTACCATAAGCATATCTATTAGATGTGGTTTTAATTGGATTAGTGCTAAATTCACCAAGAGGAGTTAAAACATAAGGCGTAGATTGAAATAAGCCTAAATTTAAATTAGGTCCAGATCTTTGTGCAATAGTTTGTCGCTCAGTAGCAGAATAACCTGCAGGGTTATCTATTGCAGTAGAGGTACTATTAAAATTTAATAGTGAACTTGAAATTTTTCCATATGTAGCCATATTATTTTTCTCCTTAAAATTGTTTTTTTATTTATATTTTGGATTGTTGTCAATCCTTTAATTACGCCTTTTTTAGTTCGTCTAATTCTTTTTTTAGATCCTTTATGGCTTGAACTAAAATAGGTATAAGTTTTCCTGGTGCAGCTTCTAATTTATCAGGGTTGTTTTTTAAAACCAACTGTAAATGATCTTCAACACCGTGTTTTTGTTGAACTTCGTCTAGTTCTTGTGCAATAAATCCGACTTCTTTAATGTCTTTTCTAGCACCGTCTCTAGTGTCCCATACGAACTTAACAGGTCTTAAATCATTGATAAAATCAAGACCTATGTTCGCGTCTTCAATATCTTTCTTGTCTCTAGCGTCTGATAGAGCAGTGATTGATGTTTGATTACATCTTAAAGTTGCAATAGCGCTATCTCCTAGAGTAATTTCGTTTGAAACAGTGCCCGCAGAAGAGGTTGCAAAACGACCAATTATTGTATTATTAGTACCACTATTTAAATTATATCCCGCAGATTTTCCAACAAATGTATTTCTATTTCCAGTAACATTATTACCAGCGTTATGACCTACAGCAGTATTTTCAAAACCACTTGTGTTACTAAATAATGCTTCAGTCCCCATTCCAGTATTAAAATTTCCAGTATTATTATATAATGCTCTATATCCAACACCGGCAGAACCAGCTCCACTAGTTCCTTGACTATAAGCATAGGCACCTACAGCAGTATTTTGTTGTCCTGAATTGTGGCTATTTAAAGCACGGTAACCTATTGCAGTATTTTCATTGTTTGAAGTATTATTAATTAAGGTTTCTGAACCTACAGCAGTATTTCTATTTCCATTACTAATATTTCTTCCAGATTGATAACCTACATAAGTATTATCCGAATTTTGATTAGAATTTTCTGCAGCTTGATAACCTACTATTGTAGTTTTTTGAGTAAGAGTACCATTAGTCGCCGCCTGTGTACCTACAACAGTGTTGTCTCCGTAAACATTACTTTGTAACACTTCAGCTCCAACAATTGTGTTAGAGCTACCTGCTCCTCCGCCTGAATTTGCACCTACAATTGTAGTTCTACTTCCTGAACCTAAAGTAGCATTATTACCAGCATCACTACCAATAATTGTGTTTTGACCTCCGGTAGGATTAGTAGTAAAAGAATTTCCTCCCATAACAGTGTTATTAGATCCAGTACCCAAACCATAATCAGCATTAAGTCTAATAGTTTTTGGACTATTTATATCTAAAGAACTTGTAACAGGATCAGCGCCTGTAGCAGTTTGAAAAGTTGGTGCAAGACCTGCACCTCTTGATGTTAAAACCTGTCCTGATGTTCCTTCTGAAATTGCTCCAAAAACACCGCCATCATTTGTTTGAACTTGACCGTTTGTTCCTGCAGGATTACCTGCTGAATCATTAACCCAACTTAAATTACCACTACCATCTGTTGAAAGAATTTGACCAGGGTTACCTGCGCCATTTGGAAATGTTAAAGTTGTATCTGATGTAATTGTTGCAGGAGCTGCGATAGATAAATATTTTGCTTCGTTAACATTCTTACCATCTGTTAAACGAATCTCTCCCTTTTTGTCATTAAGTCCTACTACGACCGGACCTGTGAATGCTGTAGTTTTTTCTGCCATAACTAAATATACTCCTATTTCAATTTTTGATCAAGCTTATACTGAACCTATTGGTGTCGTTTCTTGATCCTCTCTATTTACTTGCATAGCGGCGATTGTACCTTGTACTCTACCGGTGGTATTTGTTGTAAATACTAATTTATCTCCGCCTTCTAGCACAAGCGGTCCTGTAAGTAAATTTAAATATTGACCACTATCTAAAGTGGTAGAAAACGCAATTGTTTGACTTGCTACATACGGTCTTCCAGGTCCTCTGTCTAATCTAACTTCTAGACTAATAGTAAACGGCGCTGTATTGTTTGCGTAAAAAGCATTTACAATTGCATGTGAATCTTCGGGAACTCCATATACTGTTTTCTCACTCGTTGTTGGAGTGAGATCATAGATCATATTTTTAAAACTCGTTGCCATAATTAACTCCTAATTATACCCTCTTGCGATAGAATACCAGGTATTATATGCTACATATCCAGGGCCTGGTTTATATCCTGCAGGATAGCCTCCATCTCCAAAATAAACAAATGTTCTAGATTGACCGGCAGGAAATGAATTTAAAGTTGCAGTAAAATATCCATCTACTTTAACTTGATCTCCAGAAGAATCATATCCTCCTTTTAATATAACACCATAACCACTACCATTTGTTACTGCTACTTTTGTTCCAACAGGTGGTTGTTGGGGGAACACTATTGTAGCAGGGTCGGGTAGAGCACCTATACCATCAGCAATAACTAAATACCCTCTATTTCTACTTGCTTGAAAGCTTCCAACCGGACCAAAGCCTCCACCGCCAAATTCTGCTATACCTATTCTACTATAAATTATACCCCCTGTTGTGCCACCTACTGTAGATGTAGCAGGACCAGAAGGTTTACTAGGTGAGTATCCTAAAAAATAAGATAACTGTTCTATTTCACTAAAAGTGTCACCTTGAGTTTTATACTGAGAATTTATTTGTTGGATAAAATTGTTAATAGCTCTTACGATTTGTCTTTGATTACCTATTTCGTATTCTTCTGTGGGGTCAGGAACTCTAATTGTAATAGCCATTATCTTCTACCATCCGGTTGTATATCAATTCTAAGTGTACCATATCTCCAGTTTTCACCATCTGTAAGACCAGGATTTTCAATTTTTATACTTAAAAATCTACCTCTTGCTCTTGTATCTTTTTTATCTGTTGTTGATGTAACATCAAAAGAACTATATGTCGATGGTGTACCTGCATCTGATGGGTATCTTTTTAATGTTAAAGTAACTCTAGCTGTTCCAACTAAAGTTTTAAAGTCTGGTATAAATCTTCTCATAGATAAAAAGAACTCACCATCACCCATTTGTGGATTAGATATATCAAAATCAAATGATTCAATATTAGATGTAATTCTAGTTATAGAAGAGTCTAAATTTTCTTGATCAGTTCCTACTTCATGTTTGTATAAAATAGTTTTACCATATCCATTTGGTGCTGCAGGTTCACCTATAACTTCGGGAAAATCTCCGTTTGTAGTATTATCAAAACTTGTTGCAAAAGGTTTATCAAATACATTTGAATCAGCCCAAGAAGTTCTCGGTGTATTACCTGTGTACCAAACATTTTCTGCAAAATTATATATTACATATCTATTATTATAATCAGATGATGCTGATGGGTAATCCCATCTTACTTCTGTATATAAATTATTTACACCTGCATAGATTTGTTGACTTTGAGTTAAATCAACATCATCATAAACATAATCTTCAACAGAACAATCTAGTGTTTTAACTGATCCATCATATTTAAAGAAACCTTTGTCACTCATCCAATAAGCAACACCATCAACTTCTACAACTGCGTTTTGTCCAAGCAATCCACAGTTAGTACCTACTTGTTCAAAACCAAACACAAACGGATTACCGATATGTCTCATTAAATATAAAGCATTATCTGTCCAAATTAAAATTGCTTCTTTTGATTTAATAGCACCTACTATTTTTGTACCATCTTGAATTCTTTGTGAACCGGCAGAGTTACCTGCAGTAATATCGTATGTATTTATTTGTTCTTGCGATGAGAATCTTATAAACATATCATCTTGTGTTGATGGCGTTCCAACAGTTGTTTCTGTACCCATGTGAATTAAATGTCTTGTAGTTGGTGACACCATACTAATTCTAGTATTTGTTGGATTCTGATCTGTTTCAAAACCTGATGTTAATACAGACGCTCGCTGCCCGAGTGGGTTACCCGCAGCGGGGTTCCATGTAAATGTTTTACCATTTAAAATAGTTGCAACAAGTACCTGACCAAAGTTTGATAGTGACCATAAACCAGGAGGAGTATTAACACCATTTGTAGATGCAGCTTGACCCCAGTTATTAGATCCACCCCAGACTCCTGTACCCCAACCAAAAGTGAATTGTTGTATTTGATTACCTACAGTTTCTAATGGAGTAACAGTTGCAGATCCTCCAGATAAAGTTTGTGATGCATTTGTGGTTTGTTCTACAGTAAACTGAGTATCAGATACTATTGATTTAACTTCATATAATTTATCTTCGAAATCGTCATCGTTAAATCCCACAGTAGTAAAAGATTCAACAGTTGCACCTGAATTTGCAGGTTGAACTGCAGTTCCATTTATTCCTCTAGTTAAACCTATCAAAGAAGTTACAGGGGTCGTTGTAGTTCTATTGACGGCATAATCGGAAACTGTTCCAGGACCAAAATTAGCACCCCACATAAAATATTCATCTCCTAAAGTAGCTGTAGTACCATTATCTGCATCTGCTCTATATATAGCTAAATTACCACCAGTTCCTACAAGAGTAAAAGTAGTAGAACATCTATACCAACCGTTTCCAACGTTTGTTATTGTTGCAGTGTGTTGAGGATCAGTTGTTCCAACAGTTCCGTTTTGAATGTCAAAATAAGTTTTATTTAAGACACCTCCTCCTGTCATACTAAAATCTTGTAAATAAATATGACTAATGTTCGACCCTGGTTTATATTTTGCAAATACACTAAAAGTGTTAACTCCTGGAGTTAGACCTGTTAAACTGTTTCTAAAAACAGCTCCAGAAGCTGGAGCTGCTAAATCTTGTTGTATTGTTTCTGCTGAAGTAGTTCCATCTGGAGCAACTTCTGTATTTGTAGCACTTATATTGGTTCTTGCTTTTCCCCACCAGGCGTTATCAAATTCTTCTGTATAGGCAAGATGATTTGTAAAAGTTCCTGTAAAGTTTAATTGTTCACCTGTGTTTACTATTCTAACTGGATTAGCTGGTAAAAATCCAGCTGTACTTGTTAAAGGAATACTAGTTTGTTCCGCTATAATATATTGTTGTAATGTAGTTGAAGCCACTGTTGTAGTTGGAAGAGTAACGTTATTAAACTCTACAATATCGCCAGCAGATAAACCATTAATAGATTGTGTTGTAATTTCTACGACATTAGAACCCGATGTAAAACTAAAAGTACTATTCTTAAATTCATCAATTGTTAATGGAAAGCCACTACTTCTATATGGTGTAATATCGTAAAAATTATCTTCGTAATAAATTAATAAAAACTTATCAGTTCCAATTGCTAGATATTGATTACCGTCATTACCTCTAAATGGGTGTAATCTTCTTGATACAGATGAAATACTTTCTCCACCCTCTGCTTTCCAACCACCTACTTTTTCTGGTAATGTATATCTAAATCTAACGTTGTCACCACCCACATAACGAGCGACAGCTCCAACTTCAGAGTTTTGTTTATCGAAACCTGGTTTAATTTGCCATTTGCTAAGAGGCACTGTTCACCTCCTATATTTTATCCTTGTAAGCCCAGCCTACAGTCGCGTTTACATAAACCAAAGTAAAGTTTTGATTGTTTGTTGAAACAGTTATTGATCCTGCAGCACCTTCAATATTTTCAGCACCTGGATCAATTGTTAAATTATTTGCAGCGTAGTTTTGTCCACCGTCAATAAAACTTACTTCTGATCCAACAGAAGGACCTGTTGGTAAAGTAATTGTTAATACACCCGCAGATGTATCACAAATGATTTGATCACCACCAACAGCAGTATATGATGTAGATGTTGATTTGTAACCTTTAGTTAAAAGACCTGGACTTACATTTGTCCCATCAGAATATAATAATGATTTACTTCCGACAGGTAATGTTACACCAGTTCCTGAAAAAGTTTTAACAGTTAATGTATAGTGTGATGCTGATCTATCTGTTGCATCTTCTACAATAAATACTCTTTCTGATGAATCAGGCATAGTTACAACTCTATTACCTGTTAACGTTCCAGTTAATTTAAAATATAAATTTTTACCATTTGATGTAGCACCATCAGTTAATACTAAATTAACATCAGCTGCACCCACAGCTAAGTTTAAGTAGCCGCTCGCTGCTTGTTCCAAAATCTGTAGATTCGTGTTTGTAATGTTACCCCATAAACCAGCTTTTTCACCGGTTACCATAAGTTCTAGTTTTATATCACTTGAATAACTTGATGCCATATTTTATCCTATTCTCCTGGAGACGGAGAGTTAATAGCAGTTCTGATTGTGCCATCCATATACTCGTCTCTTCTTCTTCTACCTTGTTGTTCTATACCATATGTAGCCATACTTCTACTATAAGATTGTTCGTATAATTGTAACATATCTGTTGGTCCTTTTAAATAACCATAGGTTTCAGCTAAACATGCATATAATAATAAATCTGGGTAATTGTTTGATACATAAGTTGTAGTTGCATCTGCTGATGTAATTGTGTCTGGTTGCTTGACATATGCAACGTGGCACACGTAGGCAGCATCGGGCGTCGGGGCTACAAAAATTGTAGTAGCATTTCTGTTAGAATAGTATCTTGGAATATTATTAGGTGCAGCCGCCGCTGTGCCTGGTGTATTGTAGTATTCTTCCATAAAAGAAGTGTCTCTGTATTCCAAAGCTTTTCTTACAGCTGGTGTTTCGTTTGTATCATTAATATAAATGTATCTTATAAATCTTGTATTTGCCGGTGCAGCAACTTCTCTATTATTTGGAGTCAAAGTAATTGTATCGTAGAAACGAGCGTCATCTGTATCTGTTTCTCTAAATATTCTGGCTTCAGCATTTTTTACAATAGTTGTAAGAACAGCATCACTTAATACTGTATTATCAACTTCTGTGTAACTTCTGATATCTGATTTTAATTCTCCAAAATTCATAATTATGCCTTAAATACTACAGGTCCTGACGAACACTGTAAACCGCCTCCTGTTGCTGTTGTACTAGCTGCTACTTGATTAGTAAAGTTAAAACTATTGAAAACTGTAATTGTTGGTGGTTGTCCAGGATTTGGAACTGTACTTGAATTCATAGTAATTTCAAAAGATCCAAATACTTTTGCACCATTATTATGTGTTCCAGCCTTTGTGTTTGCCGGTGTTACACCTCTAAATGGCGCTGCAGTTCCTCTCACACAGCCAGTTAAATCATTACCAGCTTTACCTGTATATTGAATTGTTTCGTTTTGAAATAGTAATGTTACGGGATTTATTTTTTCAATAAATATAAATCCAGTATTTGGAAAATTACTTGCATCGTTTAAAGTTATTGTTGTAGCAATATCAGTAATCGCACCATTTAAAGTAGATTGTAATTGTATAGCTTCAATCGGCACATCTGATACACCAGTTTTTAATTCATCAAAAACTATAAAATCTCCAGTTTTATAACCACTGTTTGGAAAATTACATGTTATTACATTTGATCCTGCAGTCGAAGAAAAAGGATCTTCAGGTAATATATCAAAAGTTGGTGGCTCAGTTCTATCTGGTCTAGCGTTTTGTAAACCTTGTGGGTCACCAGGAGTTGGAATCGGATCTAGTTGTGGTTGCTTAGGTTCATATTCTGAAATATGTACAAAAGCTCCATTCCATTCTCTTACCATTTCATTGTATGGAAACTGCATACCCGATCTATCGGAGATTGCTAATGCGTATCTACCTTTTGATAAATTAGTCATTTATTATATCTCCGGATAATAAGTTCTAGGTGTTACAAATAAACTAGAAGAAGATCCATCATTTTGTAATGCTCTTTGTAATTCATCTTCATATAACATTTTTAAATCTTGTACTCTTTCAGGTTTGAATTTTAGAGCTAAATAGTATGCAAGTCCTGCAGTCATACATGGTACAAATCTATATGGTACATCCGCATCGTTTGTATATTTACCCACGTCATCAATTCTTTTAGCATAGTAATAATTAATTTTATTACCAGCTTCGTTTGGACCAGGAGTTAAGAATAAAGTTATTGTTACTCTATCAATAAATCTTTGTACAAAATATTGAGTTGGTGTTCCTTTTGCTGATTTATTTGCAAACGATTGATAAACAGATCTGTTTACTTTTGTTAATGGAAAATCAATATTTTCTGCATTTCTGTATGAAGCTTCTAAAACATCATCAACTCCATAAATTGCAGTTGCATCAGAAGTACCATCAGACGTTGATCTAAACATTGTATAGACAGCTTGACCATCTACTAAAGTTAAATCGTTGTTTGCAATTTCCCAATAATGAAGACCTCTGTTGGCCCACTCTTGAAACATAATATTTAATGATCTTCTTGCAGAACTTAATTGTTGACCGGTTACACCAGTCATAGCTATTCTTTCATAAGATTCATGAATTATTTCATCTATCGAAAACCCTTTTTCAAAGGTCGTTGTTCCTGAAGTAGTGTTAGCCACTTAGACCTCCTACTTATCAAATAACAGAGTCGCTGCTGCTATATTAGTAAATAAGGTTACTTCAATTCCACCAGGAAATAAAACTCCGTCTTCCGGTATGTTAAACGCAAATACATCAGTATTGGGTATATCAATATCAAAAAGAACTGTTCCACTAGTAGCATCTGAAAAAGTAATTCTTCCAGCTCCACCACCATCAGAAGCAACACTTATTCCTCTAAGTCTTGTTCTTCCTTCAAATACAACGCCTACTGCTGTTACTCGTTGTGCAAATACATCTGATTTAAAACTCATATTTTTTCTCCTAAGTTATAGAGCTACCGAAGTAGCTCTATAAAAATTAATTATACTCTTACCCAGCCGTATGTTGAACCGCTGTAAACGTATTGACCTGAAGTAGTTCCAAAGCCTCTAGAAAGCAAAGTTCCTTTATTGAAAGCTGCTCCACCTGCTCCACCTGCTCCAGATACTATTCCTTCAATTCCACCAGGATCAGAAGAAAATACATATTCGTTAAAACTGTAATTTGAATTAGCGGGAGTAATATTTTTTAATTGTATTGTATCCCCCACAGTTGGTGTTGTAGGAAATGTAATAATTATATCTGCTACTTGTGCAGTATTATTTACGAAAAAACCTACAGCAGCTGTTGCTGCTTTGCTTGCAGTAATAACTTCCCATGCAGTTCCACCGACTGATGAAGTACTTCCGTCTGCGTTTTGTATTATTATTTCACCATTAACGCCTTCAGAAGTATTAGATGCTGCTCTTCCGATGACCAATGGTCCTGTAAATGTAGTTCTTGCCATGTTTATATCCTCCTAGGTTACAGATTATAGTCTCTAGGCCGTCGACTATACGCGTCTATAATCTTTTTAAATGTATAGTGTGATTTTTATACAACAGTTTTTGATAGAGTGCAAGAGAGCCTACAGTGTGGATTGGATTTTTCCAACGATGTAGCTTTTTACTAAGTAGCTACAGAAACTTCTGGGGCAGTTTTATGGGCAGCTTTTGCTTCTGCCATTTTTATATGGTTTATCAACTCTCTAACTTTGTGGTCGATTCTAACCATATCAAGAGTATATCTTCCGTTACTCTTATGTTCCTGCTCCCACTTCTTGTCTAGAGCTTTTTTCTGTTGGTAAAGCTCCTGGATGTGGTTGTCCATTTATAACCTCCTCATAGGTTATTCTGTGCTTACGAGAGTCATACATATCTCCCGTATATTCCCAATTTATATCATTTTCTCCTAGTTTGTCAACAATTGCTTGTTCAAGAGAAATTGGGTCGTCCTTGGACTGGACTTCAAATTTTGCGTGATGATCGTAGGCTATTATAGTTACAATAAATTTTTTCATGGGTTTGTCTTTCTAATTTTTAATTGTGGCGGAACAGTGTCCCGCCACAAAAATTTAGGTATTAAGCACCTTCAACACCGAAGATACCTCTGAAGTCAGATACTCCAAATGAGTATCTTTCTCTAGCTTTGTATCTTACGTTGCCAGTATCAAAATCACCTTCCATAGCAGTTTTAATAGCTGCTCTTTGGAAGTATTTCATACCATTAGGCACATCTGTAGTGATATAGAACGCATCTGTATCTGTTAAGAAATTGTTAACCACATAACCTTGTGGAACCATTCCCATAGATCTTACAGCGTTGATATCATTATCAGCTGTTCCAACTCTTTTCTCAGACTTCATCAGTCTTTCTGCTGTGAATTGTAGCTCAGAAGGAATGATCATTTTCAATCCTCTTGCTGCAATTTTTAAACCTCTTTCATCTGTCATTTGAGCGATATCAATTAAAGATTGCTCTAATGAAGTTTCGTTAAGGTCAGCTTGAGTTGTTAAAGTGTTTTTAACCGTACCAGCAATTGTCGGGTGAGAAGTGTTAAATAATGAAACACCATCACCTGAATTGAAATTGTTAGTAGTTGGTAATCCTTGAATTAGTGGATTAACAGCTTTAACTTGTTTTGTTTGTGCCATTGATCTAGCTAACGCTTTTGTGTATCTAGATGCTAATCTGTCATACAGATTATCTTCAATAGCTTCTTCAGTGATCGAGAACGCTAAAGCCACTGTTTCGTGAGTGTATCTAGCAGTGAAAGTCTCTTGAGCATTGTCAAAAGTCACTCCAGAACCTTCAGGTTTAACCTGAGCTTGAGCAAATCCTGATAACATTACTTCTTCTTCGAACGCTCTGTCAGAAGATTCTGTAACGTAGATCTCAGCATGCTGATTCTCGTACTGTTTATATTCCAGGCCGAATAAGGCATTCAAACCTGGCTCTAGTTCCTTGACTAGTTGTCCTCTACTTATCGCCATAATTATATACTCCTTATATTATATGCCTGCTTCTTGTTTCAAGAAGTGTTCGTTGATTGTAACAACAAAGTTTACGTTTGCAGAACTTAAGTCATTATTATCAGGGTCTCTAGAAACACCGATAACCTTTAATTGGCCATCAGAAGTTGCTAAGTCTGAATCATCTAACTCAACTTTTGAAACGAAACTTGGTGAACTTCCAGCAGTGTACTCGATATTAGCTACATTACCAATATCAGTTTGTGCAGAAGCACCTGTGTTGTTTGATTGTACTTCAAATCTCTCATACGGATCATCTGATACGAAACCGACAATGTCAGTTGCTGTATTAGATGCCTTCAAGTGATTTGCAAATGTTGGTTTGCTTGTTGAAGCATCAGTGAAAAAGACACCATTAAGGGGTCCTAATAAAACATCACCTGCTGCCGCTACACCAATTGTACCAGTAGCTAACATTTCTACTGGGTCACCTTGGTAAATAGCAGTCGCAGAAGCTGCGATGCTGTACTCGGATAAACCTTGGTTGTCTTTGTTCTGACCAACTTTTCCTATTGCTCTCAAACCGAAAGCGGCGTCTTTATTTGCCATAGTTGTGTCCTCCTTTAGACATTTATTGATTTATCCTTTGATGGTTAAGAATTCTTATTAGGATTTCTTTGAGCCACCGAAGGTTACACGAGACTGCCTATCAATATTGATTGGCATACTCTGATGCTGCTCCTTCATAAGATCGTTGTCTAACGCTTCGACTTGTTCCATACCTTGTTTGGCATAGTAATCTTGTCTTTGCTTTGCGATCTCTTCCGGTACCCTTGTCAGCACAAGGCCACCAACTCCGATCACTCCTGCGTATTTTCCATCTTCTACAATCGGATAATCTGAATCAGGATATTCATCAGCTCTTACCAATTCGTATCCTTGTCTTATTCTTCCTGATACATTTTTTGTATCATTAAAGCCAAGACTCTC